GGATAACAAAACTCTGCCGTGGTTGCCACTCAGATACGATTTTATAGACGGTGAGGACTACGGGAGAGGACACATAGAGCAGTATTACGGAGACCTCAAAAGTCTGGAACAGCTTACAAAGGCCATTGTTGAAGGTTCTGCCGCCGCATCTAAGGTCTTATTCATGGTATCTCCTAACGGGATGACATCAGAACAGGATCTTGCCGAGGTTCCCAATGGTGGAATCATTGCAGGAAACGCCCAGGATGTGAGTGTCTTGCAAATGGAGAAATTCAACGACTTCAAGATTGCAGACATCACAATTCAGAAAATCTCTGAACGTCTGAGCTATTCCTTCATGCTGAACTCTGCAATACGCAGAGATGCGGAGCGTGTTACGGCACAAGAAATAAGATACATGGCTCAAGAACTGGAATCGTCTTTAGGTGGAGTCTTCTCCTTGCTCTCAACCAGTTTCCAGCTACCTCTAGTCAGGATCATACTTGATAAATTAGCATCTAAGGGAGAACTTCCCCCGTTGAATGACGAGCAAGTTCAACCCCAGATAGTCACCGGCCTAGAAGGACTAGGCAGGAATGACGACCTGAACCGTCTGACCGAGTTTTTGAATGACATCAACCTCCTTTCACAATCCGAAGGCATCCAGGCTGAAATGAATCTTAATGAGATCATCATGCGTGTTGGTGCGGCACGGGGGATAGAAATGAAGGGAATGGTGAAGACCCCGGAACAGAAACAGAAGGAACAGGAAGCGGCTCAACAGGCACAGCAACAGCAACAGTTCTTTGAGCTACTAAAATCGGCATCACCTGAAATTATTAAGCAGTTCGGAGGTCAATTTGGCGGCGAACAAGCAATGCAGGGGATGCAGGGAATGCCATCACCGAACCAATTGAGTTAATATGCCCGAAGTACAAACCACCCCGACCCAAGAGCCTGAATCTCAGGAATATATAAACGAAATGGTCTCCAAGGCAGAGGGCGAAGAACAGATGCCTGAACGCTTAGACGGAAAGATAGCAGAACCTGAGAGACCCGAATGGTTGCCAGAAAAATTTCAGAGTGCAGAAGACATGGCGAAAGCCTATTCTGAGCTTGAGACAAAAATAGGATCTCAAAAGTCAGACCCCCCTGAAGCCCCCCCGTTTTCTGAGATGAATCAGAAGGAGGCGACAGATGCATTAGCAGAGAAGGGTTTGGACTACACAAAGTACCAAAAAGAATTTAATGAAAATGGTAATCTCTCCCCAGAGAGTTACAAAGAATTGTCCGAAAGCGATCTTCCGAGGGAGATGGTGGATGGATATATCAAAGGTCAGCAGTCGCTGGCTGAAACAGCCCAGAAACAAGCCCATGATATTGCAGGCGGCGAACAAGAGTTCAGTCAGATGATGAACTGGGCAGAGCAGAGCTTATCTAATGAGGATATTGAGGTGTATAACAATATGCTGAATGACCCGAATCAGAATACTGGTTTTGCAGTTCGCTCCCTTGCGGCATTGTGGAGACAAGAAAATGGGTCTGCACCCAATTTAGTTCAAGGGAAGTCTAATTCGGCATCAACCGGCTACGGTTCTTGGGAACAAATGTCAGAAGCGATGAAAGATCCTCGCTATGCCAAAGATCCCGCTTACCGTAAGTCAGTTGAGCGCAAGGCAATGGCTTCCAACCTACCGGGGTAATCCACTTCCAAAGAAACATAAGCACAGTCTGACCCTCTGCGGAGGATAATCCTATTGTAGCCGAGTGACCAAGGAAGGCGTGTTAAACCGTCTTTTTAATCACAAACCATAGGATTATTTATGGCTAATGCAACTGTATCTCGTCTAGGTCTCGTTAATAATACGGGAACCGAGTATTTGGCCTTGATGCTCAAGGTCTTCTCAGGAGAGGTCTTACAAACCTTTGATGAGATAAACATGATGAAGGGTCTTCACATGACCCGCACGATTTCTTCAGGGAAGTCGGCACAATTTCCAGTTTTGGGAACGAGTGCGGCGAGCTATCATGAGCCGGGGACAGAGATTGTCGGGGCGGCTATCAAGCACAATGAACGGAATGTTCATATTGATGGTCTCTTAATCTCCCATGTCTTCATTTCCAATCTGGATGAGGCTCTTAATCATTACGATGTTCGTGCGCCTTATGCCCACCAACTCGGTCAAGCTCTTGCGAATAAGTTCGACAAGAACTGTCTGATTCAGGTGCATAATGGTGGTGGACAGACAACCACGATCACAGGTGGGAAACCATCTGCGGCTAATCAGATCGCATTAGCATCTGATACTGATGACATTGTTGGTGACACACTCGCCAGCCATGTTATGACAATGGCCCGCATGATGGATCAAAATGATGTCCCAGACAATGATCGTTATGTGGTCTTTGATCCAATCCAATACTACAAGATCGTTGAAGGTACTAAGGCGATTAATCGTGATTGGGGTGGATCGGGTTCATTTGCAGATGGTGAAGTATTGAAGATTGCAGGGATTAACGTCCTGAAGTCTAATCACTTACCTACTCTGGCAAACGTCACCTCCCATGACACCAATATGATCCAAACTTCCAATAGTTATATTGGAGATTTCAGGAAGTGTCTTGCTGTTGGATTTCATAAATCTGCTATCGGGACAGTCCAGTTAATGGGACTGAAGGTAGAATCTGAGTATGACATCCGAAGACAGGGACATTTAATGGTCGCTAAGTTCGCTCTTGGAACGAACTGGCTCCGTCCTGAGTCATGTTATCAGATCAATTATGGTGCAAACCAGACGACAAGAGCCTAATCTTGTTTTTCTAGGGGGTCATTCGGCCCCCGTTCCCTTCTCCTATATTTTGATATGCCGACAGTTGTAACCAACCCCAAGTTGGAAGCGGTCAATATTATGTTGTCCGTGATTGGGGAAGCCCCTGTAAATAGCCTAACCTCTGGTCTGGCAGATGCGGAAGCGGCTGAGAAGATACTTAACAGGATCAACCGTGAGGTGCAGACCGAAGGCTGGCATTTCAATACCCGGCGTAAATACGCACTTACCCCCGATGCTGTTTCCAACAAGGTGACTCTTCCTAGCAACACGTTGAAGGTAACGCCGGTTGATGTAAGCAGGGATTATCCTTTAACTCAAAGAGGATTGAAGCTTTACGATTATGAAAAGCACACCTATGAGATAGGTGCTAATTACACTGAGGTTAAAGTGGATCTCGTTGAAGAACTGGACTACAACGATGATGACAACCAAGAGAATTCTCTTCCAGAATATGCGAGGCGTTACATCGCAGTCCGTGCCGCAAGAGTGTTTGTTTCCAGATACTTAGGCGCACAAGAAATATACGGTTTTAGCCAGATAGACGAGGCAATGGCCCGTGCAGAACTGAAGCAGGCTGACGGTCTTATCTCCAAGAGATCCATATTCGACCATCACACCCGTGGCGAATTCAATTTATATGAAGCTTATAACCGCTTTATCTGATGCCATTCATAAACGACAGTTTCCCTAATTTTTCAGATGGTGTTTCTCAGCAACCGATGGTGTTGCGCCTGCCGACTCAGGGTGATGAACAAACCAACGGATTATCAGACCCATCGACAGGCTTATCAAAACGACCGGGTAGTGAGCATCTAGCTAAAATAGGTGATATCGCTACTGCCAACTCGTTTGGTACAACAATAATACGCTCCGACACAGAAGCTTATTTTCTACTTATCACTCCAAACCAACCCCCTACATTATTTAATACTTCTACTGGAGCGTCTGTAACTGTCAACGTCACAGAACCTGACGATCATGCAATTAGTACAATTACTTTCAGCACCGCAACTGCAACGGCAACCACTGCATCAGCACATGGGTTAAGTGTTGGCGACAAAGTGCAGATCAATACTGCGGAAGTGACCAGTGGAACCAACTATTATAATGGTGAGTTCACAACGATTGCAGGAACCACCGGCTCTACAATAAAATACGAAATGACAGGAACACCGGATGTCGCCGCTTCTGGTTCGCCCAC